CGTAACAAGTAATCCAATCCACCACGAACAATACCCTTCTGTCCCATCTGAGGTACTAGCTCAGTAGCACCCTCAAACTCTGCTTGTGCAACCTGTCTTGGTTGTGTCTGACTACTTCCTAATAGTCTGACATCTGTAGACCTCATAGTTGATTCTCGCTTTAGTTGCGACTCTAAAGTATTAAAAGCATCATTACCAATTAATATCTTAATCTGATCTCTCTTTTCAGGTGCGCCAAATGTTCTCTTAACTAAGTCTATTCCATCATTACCTGAATTAATCTTGGTACGAATAGCATCATAAGCACCTATAGCAAAGCCATCTTTTTCACTTGCACCTAGACTATCGTACATCTTGCGTAATTGTCTAGCATCAGTTTCAAAGAATTTCTTACCATCTTCAATCGCCTCATAGACTTGTGTTGGCCCAGCAAATGCTTGTCGTGCCTGTTTATATTCTACAGGTGCTTGATTATCTACATTCGTCATAAATACATTGCGTAACTTCTTAATTGAGTCTATTTCTGTGCCTTCTAATCCAGATGTCGGCAACTTACTATAATTAATCTCAGCATCAATACCACGCTTAATAAAATTGATTGATTCTAAATCAAACACATTTCCTGTTTCTTTTAGTTCAGGTAATGCCTTCCCAATAATATTACCTTGATCATCGACTTTTCTTTGAGCTAATCTATTTGCTCGTTCATACGCACGAATAAACGCTGGATCTTGCATGAGCTGATCAATCTGTTTACCACCAATCAAAGCACCTTTTTCATAAGCAATCTTATATAAAGGACTAGCAGCAGCATTACGAGCAGTAATTAAATCATCTGCTAATTTAACTGGATCAGCATTAATCTTAAATGCATCTTGGAAATCAGTCAATATACGATTAGCTGCACCTGTCTTACGCTCCTCAACCATCCTTTCAGCAACAGCCCTAGCACCAGGATAACCTGCAACAGTCTCACCAAGTTGTTTAGTAGCCTTCCCACCAAACTCTAAGATAGTCTCAGGCTTATAACCACTTTTACGAATCGCATCCATTGTTTCTCTAATACTACTCAAACTCATATTATCTCGTTGCAATGCTTGAATAATCTTAGTATCAGCCCTTCGTTGAATTGCATCTTCACCTAGATTAAAATACTCTGCTGTCTTACCTGTAATAGATTTAACAATAGGTATATCTTTAGTTGCATCTACAATATTTTTTACTGCTGTATTGATGCCTGTTTTATCTACTACAGTTCCTAGTAAAGAACCACCTAATTTAATTCCACCTAGAGCTGCTGGACCTAATACAGTACCCATAATTGCACTTTCTATTGCACCTTTTTGTCGTTCACCTTCACTTGCAGTTCCAGCACCTGTAATTGCTCCTGATACACCACCAGCTCCTGCTGCGCCACCAAATGCTTTGAGTGTTGTAGGAATCTTAGCCATGAGATTAGCAGCTTGTGGAATCCTAGATGCAATATTTACTGCACCAACACCACCTAACAAAGCAGTTGGAATAGTACCGCCTACTTCAGATGCTAGAGCTTGCATAGGTTGCTGTCTTTCAAATTCTTCTTTAGAAAAACGCAATGCTGCAATGTTCTGCTCATAAGGAGTCTTAGTTAATAAAGATTTAACTGTAGCTTCAAACTCATCCCCAAATCCCATTGTGAGACCTTGTATACCAGCCTTAATATTTCCATAGTTTGCAGTTGTACCTTTTGCCTTGGTGTAATTCTCTGCTGCGCTCTTAAATTGTGTTGATGTGTAACCTTCTGCATTGAGATATTGATTAACTTCATTCGGCTTAACATCTGGATTAGCCAATAACTTATCAACATTACGCAATACCTTTTCAAATTTTTCGTAAGCCATTATTCTAACCCCTGCTCTTGTTTAAACTTTTTCATATCGAAAGGTTTTACTTTTTCTCTAGCTATGTCTATTGATTTAGCTGCTGGTCCTGCTTGTTCACGAGCCAATGCTACTAACCTTTCAAATCGCACTTGTTTGGCTGCAATAGTTGCTGCATCATTACCAATTTGAGGAAAATACGATTTTGCGTAACCTTTTAATTGCTCGTTTGTATATGCAGCACCAGTACCAAGTGTTAATGCTGCATCAAGAGCATCTAGTTGTGCTGCTTCTGCTTTGGCTCGGTCAGAACTTGTAACTTTACTAGCTAAAATTTCAAACCCTGGTATGTATGATGCTGACTGCAACAAAGCTGGCCCAAGTTCTGGTGTTTGAGCTGTAGATGACAATGTACTTAAATCGCTTAATGCACCTTCAAGCCTACCTGCTAAAACTGCAGTTTTTCGTTGCCCTTCGGTTGGCTCTTTACCTTGTGCTAATTTATCAGCTCTCTCGTTAGCCTCTCTTTTTTCTCTGCTTAACCTATCTGCACGACTTTCTAGTTGTTGATTAAATGAAGCTTGCATGGTAGCCAATGCAGGAGTAAGCCGATCTACCATATCTTCAGTAATCCTACCTGATTTAAATCCTTGATCAAACTGTTGTGCTTGTATTCTTACTTCTGGGCTTTGAGATGTAAGATATGGTGTAAATGGACTTGGTGCTTCTGCTTCGCCTACTGGTCTTAAAAGACCTGATTGCCGTATTGCTGTTTGACCTTGCGCTAAATCTTTTACTAAATCAAAACGACCTAATGCTCTCAAGGCATCAATTTTCTGCTGTGGATCTTGTATAGCTAAAGCTGCCGTTAATTGTTGTTGCGCTAATTCTTTAGTCCTAATATCTTTAATTTGTTGCTCTCTTAAAACTCTTTTATCTTGTATATCCGATAACTGACCTTGTGCTAACATCTGCCTTAATTGATTATCAAAAGAAGATTGATAGCCACCTAGACCTGCGCTTAATGCAGTACCTAATACTTGACCTGTGCTAACTGGTCTATTTGTTTGACCTGATGCACCAAGCAAAGCTATAGCTGCATTAAGACCTGCACTTGTCAAAGCATTACTTTGAGCTTGCTGAGACTGTTGTGGAGTCATAAATTGTGAATAATCTGGTTGTCCACCAAATAACTGAGATAAAAAATCTTGTGCCATGTTTTATCCTAATAAAGATCGTCGTTGAGGTGATTGCATTTGTAACAAACTTAATATTCCAGAGTAGTCTACTTGACCTGATGGAACACGAGTTCCTTTAAATTGTGTTGCAGGTGCTACTGCTTGTTCTTGACCTGAGCCTAAAAGACCTTTAGCTGCATTAACTCCTCTAAGCACATCCATTGCACTTATACCGCCAGAAGTAGCTAAACTACCTGTAGGATCAAGTTCAGGAGATACATATTCAACAGGTGTTGTAGGACTAAAGTCGTAAATAGGCGCTCTTGCCTCTGTATAAAGGCTGCCAGTTGGATCGTATTCAGGAGATACACTTTGAATAGGTACTTCAGGGCTAAAATCGTATCTAGGACTTAATTCGTATTGGCTAATAGGTGTTTCAGGTATTGCACTTGTTATTGCACCACCACCAACTTCTCCTGCTGTTAAACCCTCTGCGCCTATCATTGCTGAATCTGCTAAAGCACTTGACTCAGCTAACGCTGCTATTTCTGCTGCTGTAAGTCCTGCACTTGCACCTGCGCCTAATCCACCTGCACCAATCATTGCAGAATCTGCTAAAGCTGCTGACTCGGCTAGTGCTGCTGCTTCGGCTGCCGTTAATCCTGCGCCTGCACCTAATCCCCCCGCCAATCCAGCACCACCTAATGCAACTGCGGCTACTGTTGCCCAACCACCAGGGATTTCTTCATTAACAAAATCATCAACCTCTGCAAGACCACTTCCTACAGATTGCACTCCTTCATCAACTACATTAAGTAAGCCTTGATCGCCACCACCTGTGCCAATCACATCTGAGACTACATCAAGAGTTGGGCCACCACACATATTTACTCCCTTAAATGTTTAACTGTATTAAAACCCACAGTTTTAAATCCTAATCTTTCATAAAATCTTTTTGTTTTATCTATGTCTAATCCTGTTGTTTGACCTAAATGCAATTCGTCTGCTTTCTTTTCAATTGCCCATGATTCTAGTAATTTTACAAGTTTTAGTGCAACCCTACTACCTCTATATTCAGGTAATACAAAAAACCCTAAATCACTCACTCTTTTACGATTACTAAAAAAATATTCATGTACTATGCCTGATATAAAACCAACAATCTGGTTATTCTCTAAAGCTAAAAATGCGACTGCATTTGGATTCTTAAACAACTGCAAAATCTTTTGTTTCTCAGGTTTAGCATAAGAAAACTCTGACTCAGCTACCATCCTACATACTATTTCAAAAAACTCATCTAAACGATTTTCAGATAGTTTTTCTATAATCAAAAGAATCCACCACCTAATAATCCACCAAGTCCTGCACCAATTCCAGCTCCAACACCTGAAGATACTAAATTTGGAAACGCTTGCCCTAGTGCATAACCACCTAGTCCACCTGCTATAGCACCACCTAATCCACCAGCAGCTCTATTTTGATATACAGGTGTCTGTTGCGTTTGTGAACCATATCCACCCAAAGGAGTACCATAAACACTTGATAGATACCCTTGTAACTGTTGGTAAGGTAGTTGCTGACCAAATTGGAATCTAGCCATTTCCTCTTGTAAAGGTTGCGCTGCAATTGCCTCTTGCTGTGCGCCTACTTGTCCTAAAGTCTGTGATGGTAAGAACTGTTGCCCATAAATACTTGGTGCTTGTTGAGCTAATGCAGCCTGTCCTAATTGCGCTCTCTCTTGTAAGCCTCGTTCAGCTTGATACTGACTACCTGCAATATTTGCCGTAACATCACCCAATGCACGACCATATCCTTCTGTAGCTGATCCTAATGCTCTCTCCATTGATCCCGAACCTAATCGCCCAGACTTTGAATATAGACTTGAAATCCCTGGCAATACTTGTTCGCTAAATGCTTGTTGCAATGGTCTAGTAGCTGCCTGTATCATCTGTGCTTGATAAGGATTAGCATTTAGAAAAGCACCCGATGCCGTTTGCCCTTGTTGTCCTAATGATGATAAAAATGCTTGTTGTGATTGCTGTAAGAGAGGATTTGCTTGTCGAGCTAAAGCCTCCTGTTGAGCAATTGCATCAGTCGTGGCAGCCGTTGGACTAACATAAGTCTGACCAGGGAAATAAGTCGGTTGTTGTCCAGTTAAGAATAGACTTTTAGACCTTTCAAGACCTTCTGTAAGGTAAGGCAGTAACGCTGGATCTATTTCTGATTTACCTGAAGTTGTGACAATCTCAGCCATGATTTTTCCTTTATCCTACTATAATATATTTATAAGTTTTACTAGCCGTACTATTGGCAAAATGAGTAACTACTGCACTTCCGTTAGTTTGAGAACTAATATACACATTGTCCATTGCGTTCGGTGCTACATACTGCATTGTCGTTATTAATGATGCAGTAGATGGCTTTGTAGGACTTGATCCTGCTGCATAAAATTGTAGAGAAACTTGCGTACTATCTGCCGACCAATATAGTTCTATGTAATCGTTTGCAACTAACTCTAAAAAGAAGTTCCACCCTGCAATAGTATGACCATCAATAGCACCATGCTTACTGGGTATTGCAATAAGACCAGTTGATGCAACTACATCTGTGCCATTTTTTCTTAGCCAAACATAAGCATCGTGATCTTGAGAGTCTGTATTCTCAAACTGCCCAGACCATTGTAAATTGTAAATACCAGAATTTCTAACATTCATCCTAGAACTATTAGATAGATAGACTCCATTTGTATAGTCTGTTGTATCTAATGTCATTGCATACGCAGTTGTAGTGCTTGCAATAGTTTGGTCTACTAAACTCTGAAACGCTCCATAAGGCGCACTATCAGCAAAAGCAGCAGCCGAACTAGGTGCTAATAATATAACTGACTCTATACCAATTCTTGCATCTGTAATCGTTGTCGTAGTTGCGTTACCTGTTGCTAATGTAATAGTACCAATATTGTTGGTTTTACCATCCATAATGCCATTGACGATCTCAGCGACTGCTCGCTGATCGCCACCAAAAGGAGGTAATCGTCTAAACATTATCGAGTTCCTAGTCCATTTAAGTCTATGTCCACCCCTACGACTGTAGTCCAGCTACCTGTTGGTGTTAATTGTAACCGATGATAGCGACCTACGCCACGAATACTTACACGATTTTCTGAGTTTGCAACAGTTTGCGAGCCAAATACAGTTGTTTCATTTAAAAGCCTTCTTGATAGTAAAGCCACATTACCTGAGCCATTATCTACAATTGGCTTTGCCATCGTGATTGCTGAGGTTGATCCTGGCACTTCTATATCACCTGTCTCAATAGTTGCTGTCATTAGCGCACCTGAAAAAGTAACAATCTTCGTTCCACTTACCCCAGCGAACTGTGCCTTACCACCTAGCCATAAACGACTGTCAAAACTGGTTAGAATCGTGTCCAAGTTACCATAAACATCTAAACCCTCTAAAACGACTGTAGGAGTCGATGAGGTTGCAATTCGGCTTACAGTTGTAGTTCCACTAGTCCATTTCTTTGTTTCAAAGTTATAAATGAGGAGTTTATTGACAGTTGCAGAGTTATTCGATGCGTATGCCCAGACAATCAGCTTTCTAAACGGATCAACTGCTGCCGACATTAAAGGTAATAAACCTTCGTCAATATCGTTATAAAAGAACCGATTTACCTTCTCATTACCAATCGGTACTATATTTTGACCATCACAAGCATAAAACCCATCGTCAGATAAGAAGAATGTAGTCCCTGCATACTGAATAATCGTATTCGCCTCATAACATCCTAAATTCCTACTGATATTATCAAATTGGAATATTAAAGGACTACCGATATAAGACATTCTGTGGATTGACCTATCTAAGAATACTAGACCAAATTCTCCACCAGTTATGCCTACGACTGATCCACCATCGGCAATATCTTGAAAATCTGCCTGTGTTGTAGCTGATGTAGTCCATGAACTCTCATCACCTAGAGCCGACCATTGCACTCGATTTGCATAGTCTGTGCCTACATAACCTGATACTACAAAGTCTCTTACAACTGTTATATATCGAGACTGAGGTGCATCTGCTGCTACATCTTGGAATGTTGTTGAGCTGTTTAAATTAAACGCTTGTAATCTATTCCCACCATTGGCTGCAATAATTACATTACCAAATTGAGTAAATCTCCATCTTTGATTAGTTGGTGTTGTATAG